TCATGATGGTGTCGGATATAAGCCGTTTCACCATTGCGTTTGGTTGCAACCCGATTGGAGAGACTGATATTGATCCGATGCTTATTCGCTGGACCGACCAAGAATCGGTGGTTAACTGGACTCCCGCAGTTACCAACCAAGCCGGTGGGCAACGCCTATCCCACGGCTCTGAAATTGTCACCGCAGTTCAGGCGCGTCAAGAGATTGTGGTGTTTACAGATACTTCGGTGTATGCCATGCAGTATCTTGGTCCCCCGTATGTTTGGGGCTTCCAGTTGTTGGGCGACAACATCTCAATCATCAGCCCAAACACCGCCATAATTGCATCTGGTGTTGTGTATTGGATGGGCGTTGATAAGTTCTATAAATACGATGGCCGCACTCAAACCCTGCGTTGCGACCTTCGTCAGTACATTTATAGCGACATCAACCTTGATCAGTCAGACCAATTCTTCTGCGGCACAAACGAAGGCTTCAATGAGGTCTGGTGGTTCTATTGCTCTGCTGGAACAGACGCATCGCCCAACACCGTGATTGATAAGTATGTGGTGTACAACTACCAAGAAGATATTTGGATGTACGGCACGATAGCTCGCACCGCTTGGGTTGACTCTGGTTTAAACAATTACCCAATTGCAGCCACCTACTCAAACAATCTGGTGTATCACGAGAATGGCGTAGATGACAACACATCCGGAACAGCCGCCCCAATCGACGCCTACATCACATCTTCAGAATTTGATATCGGTGATGGTCACTCATTTGGATTCATTTGGCGCTTGATTCCGGACGTGACATTCCGTGGTTCGACTTCGGCTAATCCGCAAGTTACCATGAGCCTGAAGCCACTGCAAAACTCGGGCTCCGGATACAACGTCCCGGAATCTGAGGGCGGCTCTAATTATGCGGCGGTGGCGCGTACCGCTGAGGTTCCGATTGAACAATTCACGGGTCAGGTTCTAATCCGTGTTCGTGGGCGACAGCTCTCGTTTAAAATTGAATCCGTGGACCTTGGCGTCCAATGGCAATTAGGTGCGCCGCGAATTGACATCAAACCTGACGGTCGCCGAGGTAATACCTGATGGCACTTCCAGAATTCAAGGTTGGACCGCTTATTGCGCCTACCGCGCCCAACTTGCCGTTGGGGCCGGAGCTTTACTCGCGCCAGTACCAAGACCAGTTTGCCAACGTCTTGCGCTTGTATTTCAACCAGCTGGACAACTTCAATCAGCTGTTTACCACGAACACTGGCGGAGCATTGCTCAGATTCCCGAACGGAGCATTCCACCAAGATGGTGCGACAACGTTGACGGCGAGCATGACCAACGTGTCTACTTCAGCCATTCAAGTTAACTCAACCGATCAGTTTGAATCATCTGGGCATTTGTTAATTGGCACAGAACTAATTGCTTACACCGGCAAAACTCCATCTCCATCACCTACGTTTACAGGTATTACTCGTGGCGTCTATGGCACCACAAACACGTCTCATAACAGCGGAGATGCAGTAACGGAGGCGTTGGGCGTTGCCTCCTCTACTACGGCTATTGCCATTCCGTTTGATACCACTGATGCCAGTAACGGCGTATCTATTGATGCAACTACTAATAGTAAAGTTGTATTTGCTACATCAGGGTATTACAACATCCAGTTCAGCGCCCAGCTTTTAAACTTCACCACATCTGACGATAACGTGACTTTCTGGTGGAAACAAAACGGGGTGGACGTTGCGTATAGCGCGGGTATTCAAGCCGTCCCGGCAAAGCATGGATCAACCCCCGGGGCGGCAATTGTGTCGTGGAATATCGTATTGCCAATTACAGCCGATGATTATGTCCAGCTGTATTACGCCTCTGAATCAGGTAATACCGTTACAGCCACTTATCCAGCAGGAACGGCCCCGGTGCATCCTGTTTCCCCGTCCGTCATTCTTACTGCGACATTTGTCTCAGCCCTCTACCCATGATACGATTCACTAACCCCCATTCCGTGAGGCAAATATGAGCCTTCAAAACGCCGCAAAATACCTTGCCAGCCAAGGCCGTGGAAAAGACACGGTTCTTGTCCACATGACCCCAAGCGAAGTTGGTAGTCTTCAAGCCTTTGCAAAAGCCCATGGCGGCACTCTAAGTACTAACCCTAAGACTGGACTACCAGAGGCTGGGTATTTGGATAAGATGTTGCCAATGATTCTTGGCGGCGCGGCTGTCGCCCTGACCGGTGGCGCAGTGACCCCCTTGATGGCTGGTTTGGGCGTTGGTGGTTTTGAGACCCTGCGTACAGGAAGTATCAATAAAGGTCTAATGGCTGGCCTTGGCGCTTATGGTGGCGCAGGCTTGGCTGGCGGGTTGGCGGGTTCTGCCGCCGCCGCTCAAACACCCACTGCTCAGGCTTTGCAAAGCAATATCGATCCCTCCGCGTTGGAAGGGATGAGTGCAAAGCAAGTTGCCGCCACTGGCGACATAGGTCAGAAACTTGCAATGACGGGCGAAGGAATTACAGGTTTGGGCAACCAAGCTGGCCGAGCCGGATTTATGCAAGGGGTTGGCGGTGGTATGGGCTTGGCTAAATATGGACTTGCCGCCGCCGCACCTTTGATGCAACAGGAATATAAGCCGCCAGTCATAGAGGAAGGCGGGCCAAACCCGTATCGTTATCGTTTTGAGCGAGGCGAAGCAAACCCGTTCCCCACAATCAGCAGAACCGGCGTTGAGAACGCCTACTTCCCCAACGCACGGTATGTGGCATACGCTGGCGGCGGTCCTATTGATGGCGCTCCGAACTATGACCCGTCTACCGGCGTAGAGCGTTTTGCTCGTGGTGGAATATCTGATCTAGGTGGTTATTCAGATGGCGGTCGTTTGTTACGTGGTCCCGGAGATGGCGTTTCGGATTCAATCCCTGCTGTCATTGGTGAGAAACAACCAGCACGACTGGCTGACGGCGAGTTTGTTGTACCTGCCCGAATCGTTTCTGAGCTTGGTAATGGATCAACTGAAGCCGGTGCTCGTAAGTTGTACGCCATGATGGAGCGAGTTCAAAAGGCTCGCGCCAACACGGTCGGCAAGGGAAAGATTGCCAAGAACACCCGTGCTGATAAGCACTTGCCAGCATGAGTGAGCAAGGGAAAATCGAGTGGTTTGGTGGAAACCAAGACGCCCTGAATATGTTCAGGGCTTTTGTGTTTTTGGCGCATACGTGGGATGACCTTGTTGACAAAGATAAAGAGGTCCCGGAGCACACCATCAACCAAGCGTTTTTGACCGCTCTAGTTTATTTGCCAGCAAATCCTTTCTATCGCCATATCCAAAACGACATCTTGCCAATGTGGATGGTTGTTGTCTCGTCGTTTGAGACGGCCAACAAGTTTGAGCGGGACAAGGATGCGCATGGAATTGAGATTGCCCACGGCCTGAGATATGCCGCCGGGAACATCTTGGCCTATGTCGTGCATGTCTGCGTCGGCGCAGAAAAGGCGAGAGATTACCTTCCTGAAATGTGGAAAGTCATTTTCCATGAGCGTTTCGATGATTATCGCAAGGAGCATTTAAATGCTGATCCCGAATAAATTTAGCGGCTACTCAGCCGACAACCGTCGCCTCTATCATCTTGGTGGTGGTGATGCTCCGCAAACCCCCAGCAACACGACCCAGACCCAAGAATTGCCATCTTGGGCACGTCCGTATGCCCAGAGACTTCTTGCAAAGGGCGAGGCTCTTTCAGAGAGCACGACCCCGGTTGCCTATGGTGGTCAGCGTTATGCTGGCCTGAGCGATCTGCAAAAGAAGGCTATTGAATCTGTTTCCACACCCGAGTCCTACAACAAGTCCTTGCAGGGCTTCATGGACCCCTACGCGCAGAACGTCATTGACATTCAAAAGCGTGAGGCTGGCCGTCAAGCTGGCATTATGGGAACCCAGCAACAGGCTCAGGCAACCCAAGCCGGAGCGTTTGGCGGTTACCGTCAGGGCATCCAAAATGCGGAACTTAACCGTAACCTGATGCAACAGATGGGTGACATCCAACAGCGTGGCTCTGAGGCGGCATTCCAAAACGCGCAACAGGCTTTGCAACGTGATATTGCCAACAAGATTCAGCTTGGCGGAATGCAACAGGCTGACATCCAGCGTCCTATGGACATTGCGTATCAGGACTTCCTGAACCAACAGAACTACCCGTATAAACAGTTGGGCTTCATGTCCGACTTGATTCGTGGAACGCCTACCGGTTCATCGACCGCCACAACCATGTACCAAGCCCCGGGCAGTCTGATGGGTCAGTTGGGTGGTCTTGGCATGGG